CTGGCCAGCCGCGCAGCCATCGCCGCAATGCGAGAGCCGACGGAAGCGATGATCTTAGCCTGCCATGGCGCTCCAGACTTACACCCAGATGATGCACATGGTATTGTGGAGTCTTGGCAATCCATGATCGACGAGGCCCTGCGATGACCGAGATTATTCTCATGTATGTTATCATCCCGGCAATCGTATGGCTATTGCTTTCGGAGCCCTCAATATGAGTGTGCCAAGCAAAGGTGAGTCGTTCGCCAAGCTGATCGAATACCTTCGCAAGGCCCAAGAAGAAGCCGCCACCCTCGCACACCTCGCCCGTGCCAACGACGATCGACCGATGGCCCTTGGGTGGCTGACGGTGAGCGAGCTTATGAAGAAGCAGATTTACCAAATCACGCAAATGGCGATGAAAGGGGTGCACTAATGTCTCTATTCATCATTCGGAGCAAGAAGACCGGAGAATGGATTTCGATTCTAGACGAGAAGAAGCGTATTCGGCGAAGAGGTCACACCAACGCACACCTAAGTAAGATAGAGCCGCCCCGATTATTTACATCTGAGCGTGGCGCTAAATACGCTCTCCAAGCATGGCTGGGCGGTATCATTACAGCAGGCCGCGGAACCGATTGGAATGGGGATGAATATGAGGACTGGGACCAGAAGCCTGTAGCAGGCCGTCATGAAGCAAACATGGAAATTCGACGCTGTAGGGTGGTGCTGTTATGAGCTCGGGCGACATAGATGATTTCCTCGGCCCCTCCGCCGAGCTCGAGCGCCTCATTGCCACCCACGCGGACCTACGCCAGTACCTCGAATGGGCTCGTGCTAATATCGAGATCGTTCGCGCCGAGTGTCCATACACCGGGGGCATCAGCACCGATCTCAAGGTTGCCTTCATCGACCCACGGCTCAACACAATCCTCGCCGACACCGACATCATCCGTGCGCCAGTAACCCACGAATTTACCGAAGGTGGCCTGCGCAAGTTTTGTCAGATCGGTATCGACTACGCCGAAGACCCTCGTGGGCATCGGCTCGCCAACCGCGCTGAGTACAACGTGGTTATGGAAATCCTTGGGCCAGTGTTCCCTGGCCCTACCGACGACCCTTGGTCAATCTATGACGACTTCATGGACACGCAGGTTCGCAAGATCGAGAAGCTGCCGCTGACTAAGGTTGACCCAAGATTGTGGTTGTACCCATACGAATCTGATCCAGAGATGATTCGCAGAATCAGGGAGGCGCAGCAATGACTTGGACCCGAAACGCCCTATGGGGTTTTATCGACTGTATTCTATGTATGCCTGTGATATGGCTATTTGATTATCCTATGTATAAGACTCTGTTCATATGTATGATTGCCATTATTATTAATGCCATCGTAGGAGTTTTTATCGAAAGGCCATCCAATGCTCACAACTGACCACGGCCCCCCACCCACCGACGAGCAGCAACACGTCCTCAATCTCCTCTGCACCACCGAGAAGAACATTCTCGTTAACTCTCTTGCTGGCACCGGCAAAACCACCATGCATCGAATGATTGCCGGTGCTAGTCCAGTGCGGCCTATCCTCTATCTTGTCTTCAACAAACGAAACAAAGCCGAAGCCGAAAAGCTATTTCCTAGCTATTGCGCCGTCCAAACCTTCAACGGCTGTGGGCATCGGGTTTGGTCCAAAGCCTGTGCTAAGCCCCTCAAGCTCCTGCCAAAGAAAACCCAAGACCTTCTTCGCGAGATCATTGACGATCTTCCTAAGGCCAGCTGCGCAGAGGTCTGGGATGCCTTCTGGGACATCGTCGCCGCGGTAGCCCGGGCTAAGGCCCTCGGCTACGTCCCCGACGGCGTGTTCCCCAATGCCAAACGCCTGATCTCTCCGAAGGCCTTCCATGCGTCCCTCGACGAGCGCCCCACCCCTTACGTCGCTACCCTTATCGACCTCACCCTCACCGCGTCCATCAAGGCCGCCTACGAGGGGCTCATTGACTTTAACGATCAAATATACATGCCCGCATTGTTCGGAGGTACATTTCCACGATTTCCCCTTGTCCTTGTCGACGAAGCACAAGACCTTAACCCAACAAACCATGCAATGCTCGACAAGCTCTGCCGAAACCGGGTCGTTGCAGTTGGCGATCCATGGCAGAGTATTTATGGTTTCCGTGGCGCTGCCCAAAGCGGTATGCAAAGGATCAAGGAACGGTTCGCGTGCGAAGAGGCGACGCTGAGCATAAGCTTCAGATGTCCGAGGAGGATCGTGGAAAATGCAAGATGGAGAGTACCGGCATTCAAGTGGTTCAATGAAGGTGGCACCGTCGCAACCTGCCGTAACATGGCCCATAGTACGATCAGTGATGATGCCGCAATCATCTGCCGCAACAACGCCCCCCTCTTCGCCCTCGCCTTCCGCCTTCTATCTAGCGGCCGGTCTGTTAGCGTGGCAGGAAGCAATATTGGACCAAGAGTGGTCGGAACTATGCAAAGGCTTGGACCCGAAACCCTCTCGCGGGCCCAGACACTCTCTGCTATACAACAATGGCTGGCTGAGAAAACAGCTAAGGGATCCACGACCGCTGCCGACATGGCCGCTTGCATGGTGATCTTTGCTGAGCACGGAGAGACGCTGTCACAAGCCTGCGCCTACGCCGAGCATCTCTTCGCCCAGAAAGGCCGACTGCAGCTACTCACTGGACATAAGGCGAAGGGTCTCGAGTTTGATATAGTCTATCATCTTGACCCATGGTTGATCGGGGACAGCAAGCAAGAGCACAACCTTCGTTATGTTATCCAAACTCGCTCAAAGCGAGAATACTACGAAGTCAACAGCAAGGACATCCGATGGCCCTAAACAAGAAACCTAAGAAATGGCGCAGTTGGAGAGTGTGCCCTAACTGTGGGTCTAAGGCTACTAAAATATTTAATCTTAGTAACGCCGATAAGCCCCTAGAGTGCCAAGTCTGTAAGCACACCTACAATCCTCCGGAGCCGCCTAAATGACCGAAACCATAGTCGACTTCACCGGCTGCTTCGAAGACCTCGAGACCGCCCTAGCCGACCCAAAGGGCATCCGCATCCCTTTCGAACACCGCGGCGACGCGATCCAATACCGCCTCAAGCTTCATAAAGCTCGGCGAAAGGATCGGCATGAGAACAGGGAACTCGACTTCGACCATCCCCTCCATGGCAGGTCAATCTACGATCGCTTGGTTATGCGGATCAACGTGGTCAAAGGCCGGACCTATCTCTACATTGAACAGAACTCCCGAGGCGAGCCACAGGCTCTGAGCGAGGTGGAAGATGAGCGCAGATCAGAGGCTGATGACAGCGATTCTCGAGCGACTAGAGGCGAAGCGCAGAGCGAAGCCCTCACAGCCCTCGTTGAAGCAGCCCCAGCGATCCCAAGGCGCCGCCTATGATCCCCACAAGCCTAGAGGAACTCTGGCAGATCGCATCTCGGTCCCCCCGACTAGGCATTAAGACCGACAACAGAACGCTCTTGCGCCAGCAGCTGTATAGAACTATGCCGAAGCCGAAGTGGAGCATAGTGCTTCCCGAAGAGCCCAAGGACGAGGTGTGGATATGCCAAAAGTCCCAATAGTGCATGAAGGAGTTGGTCGAGTGGTTGTCCTACCTGCGTTTATAGATTCTGGTTGGACGCTGCGTCTATATAGAGGCGATGCGGGTCTAGTCCTTGGATTGTTCTGGGGCACCAAGGCTACACCAACGCATGAAGTTGAGATAGATAAAGAAGCCTTCCTTCGCTGCGTGGAGAGCCTCTAATGCCCCGTACCGCCGATCGACCAATCACCAAGGTCACAATGAACTTTTATACTGAGGATATTGAGTGGCTCAAAGATCGATTTCCGGATGACTATACCGTTGCTATTAGAGACCTTGTGCACTCCGAGGTCGTATATCGCAAGGAAAGGATTGAAGAATGAATGACATAACCACCGCTAGCTCCAACGAAATCGACGAGGCCCTACGCCGCGTCAGCGACGACCCATTCGCAGCCTCGCCCCGCGACATCGATCTCGTGATTGAGCATCAGCGTCGGGCCAGAGCGAACCTCGAAGCGGGGGTCAGGCCAAAGAAGCTACAAGGACCCACGGCGCCCTTGATGGACATCGTCACCAGCATCGCCAAGGCCGAAGGCGTGGTGAAGCCGGCTGGGATACCGAGGAGGAAGCTATGAAGACCATCTCTGATGAAGTCTACACTCGGCTAATTAGGGCTGAGCGCATGCTCAATGCCCTATATGAGTGCGGAGTAGAGGAATGGGAAGACTATCAGGAAGCTGTCAAGATAGCCTTCCCAGATGAGGATGAAGACTGATGGAAGGCATCAAAATCGTCTCCCTCCTAGACGGCCCAGCTGCGATCCACAACGCTATTGCTGACGCCGTAGGCGAACCGCGAATCAGCGACGACGCACCCTCGCCCTTCCTTCCAGGCACTAACATTCAGTATGCCTGGGATAGCACTTCGCTGGGTTGGCTCAAGACCTGCCCCCGCCTCTACTACTACAACATGATCGAGGGCTATCGTGGCAAGGGAGAGAACATCCACCTCCGCTTCGGCATCGAGTATCACGCCGCGTTACAAGACTATGACGTGTCTAGGGCTGCGGGCATCCCGCACGAAGATGCCCTCCATGACACAATACGCGCTTTGGTGGAGAGGGTTGCCGATTGGAACCCTGATCCTACTGAAGGAAGAAGGTCCGAGGAGCTTAAGACCAAGGATAACCTTACGCGTATGGTAGTCTGGTATCTTGACAAGTACCAGGACGACCCAGCCCAAACCTACATCATGGGCGGTGGCGAGCCTGCGGTGGAGTTGAGCTTTAGGTTTGAGTTGGAATGGGGGCCGAATACGAAGGCATGGGTACCTCTTCCAAAGGAACGACAAGATTTCGCGGAGGAGACGGAAGTCTCCCAGCCCTACCTCCTCTGCGGCCACCTCGATCGCGTGGTCAACTACCTTGGCGATCTCTACGTCATGGACCACAAGACCGGCACCTCGGCCCTCGGTGGCTACTACTTCAACCAATTCGAACCCAACAACCAAATGACCCTCTACACCTTCGCGGGGCAAATCCTCTTCAAATCCCCCATCCGCGGAGTCATCGTCGATGCCGCAATGGTCCCTTCGCCAAACCAGAAGCCCGGAACCGAGAACTTCATCCGTCGGATCACCTACCGTACCGCAGATCAGGTCGAGGAATGGCTCCACGACCTTCGGTACTGGCTAACCCTAGCTGAGCAGTATGCCGTCGCTGGCTCTTGGCCAATGAACGACACCGCGTGTACGATGTATGGGGGGTGCCGATTCAGAGAGGCGTGCTCCAAGAGCCCTGGAGTACGAGACAAGTTTCTCAATGCAGACTTCGAACGAGGTGAGCGATGGAACCCTTTGAAGACAAGGTAAGGATCACCCTAGTCCTAGCCAGGGTCCGAGTATCCAAGGTCGATAAGGGCCTCACCGGCATTCGCTTTGTCATGGAACTCCCTGGCGGTCCGTTCACGATCACCGCCGATGTGCCAATCGTTGCTGACGTTCAGGTCGGCGATCTCTTAACCCTTTACACCGAGGTATTGGCTGATGCCATCCCTAGCAGCCCACCAATCCAATGACTATACGAAATTGCTCATTGAAGGCGACTCCAAATCCGGTAAAACCGGCGCCCTCGCATCGCTCGTGGCCGCGGGTTACAAGCTCCGCATCCTTGACATGGACAACGGCCTCGACGTACTCAAGGCCTTCGTCCTCCACACCTGTCCAGGGAACATAGCCAATGTCGAATACCGAACGCTCAGGGACAAGCGCAAAGCGACTCCGCAAGGCCCAGTCCTCGATGGCTCTCCGAAAGCTTTCATCGAAGCGGTCAAAATGCTCGACAGGTGGCGGTACGATGACGTTGACCTTGGAGTACCTGGAGAGTGGGGAAGAGAGGCCATCCTCGTTCTCGATTCCCTTACCTTCCTCTCTGACGCAGCTTATGATTTCCGAGAGCCGTTGGCTGCTAAGTCCAGAGATGGAAAATACGATGTGCGAGCAGTTTACAAAGACGCTCAGGATGCTATTGAGAATGTGTTGGCACTTCTTACCTCAGATAGCTTCAAAACCAACGTCATCGTCATCTCCCACGTGAAGTACGTGGAGAACCCAGATGGAACCAAAAAGGGCTACCCGGTCTCCGTAGGCTCCGCCCTCTCGCCCACCATTCCCCGCTACTTCAACTCCGTCGTTCGCTTCACCACCATTGGCTCGAAGCGACAGATCGAAACCGTCTCTTCGCCGATGTTCGACCTTGCCAATCCCAAGCCGTTCGAGATGCCGAAGACGCTTCCGATCGAAACCGGCTTGGCAGACTTCTTCAGCACACTGAGAGGAGCACCGAATGTAGCACCGATAGCACCGAAGGTAACCGCACCAGTCACACTGAAACGGAGAGCTTAGACGATGTCTAACCCAAACTTTTCTAGCATTCTCGACCAGCCCGCATCCGAGGTCAAGCCGCCCCCGCTCATTCCCATGGGCACCTATACGGCCCTGGTCAAGGGCCTGCCTCGATACGACAAGTCCACCAAGAAGGGTACCGAATTCTCCGAGCACACACTCCAACTCCTCCAGGCCCACGACGACGTGGACACTGACGCCCTGGAGGAGATTGGTGGCCTGATGGAGAAGACCATCAACGTAACCTACTACCACACCGAGAAGTCCCTCTTCATGCTCAAGGACTTCTGCGAGGCCTGCGGAGTCGATCTCGAGGGCAAGAGCCTACGCCAAGCCGCAGAAGAGACCCCGGGCTGTCAAGTCGGTGTCTTCATCAAGCACGTTCCGTCTGACGATGGCAAGCGAATGTATGCCAACGTCGGTCGTGTGTTCATGCTTAACGACTAACCCTTCCTCCCACCTAGGGGCCGCAAATGGCCCCGCCTTTTCTCATCATGACAAGCGGTAGACCGCGTTCACCCGAGCCCTACGAGGGCGTTAACATCTACTTCTACGCCAGACACCTCGACTGGCTAGGTCGCCAAGGCGTTAACCGATCAATCGCAATTAGGAAACTGGTAGATGACGCAATCAACCGGGAGCATTCTCGCGGAGCGACAGAAGACCCACGGCGAGTATCGGACCCACGCAGCGATCTCGCAACGGATCAAGCGAGCCTTCGGAACGGAGAAGACAAAGCTCAACGACATGCAGATCGAGGCGCTAGAGATGATCGCTCATAAGATCGGCCGAATCCTCAACGGCAACCCTGACTTCCGAGATCACTGGGATGACATCGCTGGCTATGCTAAACTAGTGGCCGATCGGTGTCCAACATGAGCAGAATATACGTTGCCTCATCCTGGCGTAACCAATATCAACCTGACATATGCAAGGCACTGCTTTCAGCAGGCCACCAAATATACGACTTCCGCAATCCTCCTGGTCAAGCAGGATTCAAATGGCAAGACATTGAAGAGGGTTGGCAAAGCTGGAGCCCACAGCGCTACAAGGAACTACTGCATCATCACCCAGCGATTGCACATGGCTTCGTTGCAGACCTTCGTGGGATGCTATGGGCGGATACCTGTGTACTGGTTCTACCATGCGGACGATCGGCGCACTTAGAAGCAGGCTGGTTCGCTGGTGCTAATCGCAGGCTTATCATCCTAATGCTAACCAAAGAGGAGCCAGACCTGATGTACCTGTTTGCCCAAGACATCGTATTCTCGGTGGACGAACTGCTATGCCAGCTATAGCCATCGTCGGCGAAGCCTGGGGTGAGCACGAAGAGCGCGAGCGTACCCATTTCGTAGGCCCCAGCGGATATGAGCTAACGCGTATGCTAGCTGAGGCTGGTATTCGTAGGGCTGATTGCCTCTTGACGAATGTGTTCCACCTCCGCCCTCCGGGCAACAAGATCGAAGCCCTCTGTGGTCCCAAGCCTGAGGGCATCCGGGGCTATCCCCCACTATTGAAATCCAAGTTCGTCCGAAGGGAGTTTATCCCCGAGATCGAGAGGCTAGGCGATGAGATTGTTGAAGCGAACCCGAACATCGTCATATGCCTCGGTAACACTGCACTGTGGGCTATGTGCGGTGTCACTGCTATTAGCAAGCTACGGGGAACTACTCGGCTCTCTACTCATACTGCTGCTGGTTTTAAAACTATTGCTACATACCACCCGGCGGCCGTTCTCCGGCAATGGGAATTACGTCCAGTCACGGTAGTCGACCTCGCCAAGGCCGCAAGGGAATCCGAGTTTCCAGAAATTCGTAGGCCGAAGCGAGAGATATGGATCGAGCCAACCTTGGAGGATATTCATGAGTTCGTCGAGCAATACATCTACCCGGCTCAATTCATGGCGTTGGACATTGAGACTGCGGGTAATCAAGTCACTTGTATCGGAATGGCGCCCTCGCCGAACCTTGGGATTGTGGTTCCTTTCGTTGACCCAAGAAAGAAGGGACGATCTTATTGGCCAACTGCGAAAATGGAGCGGGCAGCTTGGGAAGCTTGCCGACGACCTATCGAAGATCGACGAATCCGCAAGGCGCTGCAAAACGGAATGTACGATATTGCTTTCCTCTGGCGAGCCCAAGGCATTCGAGTGATCAACGCGAGCGAAGATAGTATGTTGCTACATCATGCATTACAACCAGAGTCACTAAAAGGATTAGGGTTTCTGGGATCAGTTTATACAGATGAAGGGTCTTGGAAGCAGATGCGAGAGAAGCATACTACAATCAAGAGGGACGACTGACATGGACAAGGTTGTAGCCGCCGTTGCCTATCGGGACTATGTGCTAGTGTTCACTGAACAAGGCAAAATCTTCAAGATAGAGCATGATAGCCTCTACAAGATACGTATACAGGTAGAACTTGCACAGCTTCCGGTTAATCGATGAAGATCATCCACACCGACGAGGTAGAACCCCATGACCTCAAACCCTGGGAACGAGAGCAGGTTTACAACGGCCTGGATTGCTGTATCACGGCCGAAGTTCTCGAAGTCCTGCAACCACAACTGGACAATCACACCGCTGCGACTTACGCCTTCTCTCGTGCACTACAGGGGCCTGTGCTCGAAATGCGGTTGCGAGGCATACGCATTGACGCCGCCCGCAAAGCCGAGGTCATCGAGGAGTTCTTCGAAAAACTCGATGTCCTCGAAACCAACCTCGAACGCATCGTCCGCGAAGGAGTAGGATTCCATGGATTCAACTGGCGAAGCAACCCAGACCTTATCAAGCTCTTCTACGATAAGCTTCGCATTCCGCCTATCCGTCGACAAGGGCGACCAACGGTTAATCGAGATGCGCTGGAGAGACTCGAGCTTTACACAATTGCACAGCCAATTGTCAAACATATTACAACAATGCGAGACATTGGCAAGAAGATCGGAGTGCTCCGCACAGAAGTTGATCCTGACGGTAGAATGCGCACCTCGTATAACATAGCGGGTACGTCTACTGGGAGATTCTCCTCTAGCTTCAGCGAGTTCGGAACTGGTACGAATTTGCAGAATATAGAAGAATCCCTCCGCTCCATCTTTATCGCCGACGAGGGTATGAAGATGGCCAAGTTCGACGCTAAACAAGGGGAGAGTTACTGTGTCGGAGGAATCGAGTGGAATCTATTCCGCGACGGACGGTATCTGGACGCATGTGAAGGTGGAGATTTACATACCGCTGTTGCCCGACTCGTGTGGCCAGACCTTGCTTGGACCGGAGATATTAAACAGGATAAACACTTGGCTGAGCAGCCTTACTACCGACATTACTCAAGAAGATTTATGTGCAAGAAGATCGGACATGGTTCTAACTATGGAGGCAAAGCGCGTACGCTCTCCAATCAGGCGAAAGTGGAACTCGGCCTCATCGAAGACTTCCAACCCCCCTACTTCCGAGCCTTCCCCGCCCACCTCCGCTGGCACGCTTGGACCGAAGCCGAACTCCAGCGAACCGGAACCATAGTCACCCTTACCGGGCGTAAACGCCAGTTCTGGGGACGACGCACCGACCAGGACACCGTTCGCGAGGCCTTGGCCTACGACCCCCAAGGGAGCTTGGCGGACATCGTTAACTATGCAATGCTCAACATCTGGCGTCAGAACATTGCCCAACTCTACATGCACGACCACGACGCCCTAACAGTGCAATATCCTGAGGAGCAGGAGGATGAGATTATACCAAGGGTCCTCAAGGCCCTGGAATACCCAGTGGAGCTTAGCCACGGAAGAACCTTGTTGATTCCCTACGACGCGAAGGTTGGATTCAACAAGGGGGAATACAATGCGAAGACCAATCCTGACGGGCTCAAGGACTACATCCCCGGCGACAAACGGAAGCGGAGCAAGGAAATGCATCTCTTGGATCGACCAATTCGTAGAGCATACGGATAACCTCGAGTCACCGGTAATCTGGAGACGTTGGGCCGGGATAGCAACGATTGCGGCGGTACTGGAACAGAAAGTCTATGTTGTAACCTCCAGCCCGCTCTATCCCAATCTCTACGTTATCCTCGCAGGACTACCCGGCACAGGGAAGTCTAGAGCGATCAATGCTTCTAAGGACTTTGTGAAGGAAACCGAAGTCTTCTTTGGCCCCACATCCGTGACCATGGCTTCGCTATCCGAACGGTTGGTTCAATGTAAGCGCCAGATCGTTTGTTTGCCTGATCCGATGATTGAGTACAACTCGATGTACTTTGCTAATAGTGAACTATCTGCTTTCATGTCAACTTGGGACGAAGAGTTAATCGGTGGATTGACACAGCTATATGACGTAGAAGAGTATTCTAGAGACCGTGTTACCAGAGATATTCATATCAAGCTCGAGCGACCACAACTTAGCGCTTTGATCGGTGGCACACCAGCCAATATAATGAAGCTAATTCCCGACTTTGGCTGGGAACAAGGCTATACCTCGCGAATGATTATGGTCTTCTCGGATGAGAAGCCTGTGATTGATACCTTCAACACCCCAGCTAAGACCAAACCTCCGGAGATGATCCATGATCTTAAAGTCATTAGTGCTCTACATGGCCAGATGGGCTGGACTGAGGAGTACGCTAAGGCGATGCATAATTGGAAGCTACTTGGTTTCACGCCTACTCCTGGGCATCCTAAGCTTGCGTCTTACTGCGCTAGAAGATTTAGTCATCTCATTAAGCTTAGTATGGTTGCCAGTATTGATCGAGGTAATGACCTTACTCTTACTGTGGCGGATTTTAACCGATCGATGGGGTGGTTGCTAGAGGCCGAGGTCCTCATGCCAGAAATCTTCCGAATCGGCTCAACCTCCTCCGACGCCAAGGCAATAGACGACATTGCCCACTTCGTCTCGAAGCGAGGAAGGGTGCCAGAGCACCTGCTAATTCGCTACGTTCAGGAGCGAGTGCCGGCTTACGCTGTGCTCAACGTCATTGGCATCATGGAACGTAGCGGCCAGATCAAGGCGGTTAGCGTAGATCCGAAGACTGGGCTACGGGTCTTTATTGCTACCTAATCGGACTTCCAAAGGCATGTAGGCCAAGGATTCCCACGAGGATAAATAGGACAATCCAAGAGCCGAACGGCGCCCAACCAGGCCTACCACCACCCCAAGGACCAACACCCCAGATTCCAAAGACACCAACTAGAACGTAGATTAGCCAAAACCAGATATTAGCACCCATCTCACGGCTCCTTTGATTGATCTAGAATCTGTGCACGGCCTTCAAGGATGCCCTCGGCCTTTGAGGATTCAGCAGTTACTTTCACAAGAGCATCCTTGATACTATTGGTGTTCTCTTCCAACTTCGTTACCACCTTCGTTGCCTTAAATGTCAGCAACATCGTTACCAAGGACAGCACTGCGTTGACGAACACCCCAATACCAAGCAGGAATGTGCCTACTTCTGCTATTGCTGACATGTTAATCTCCGAAAAGAGCAAGGGCATTTGCGCCCTCTAAGGATCAACCCGGACTACCACGATCGATTGAAGCACGTTCTTGCGCGTGCTTTTCGACCTGGAACTGCTCTTCGGCAGTCATCGGGGCGTGGTTCAACGCAGCTAGGATCGCAGCCACGAGATCAGCATGAGGCAGCCGTGACACGTCAATCCCGGTGATCTTAATGATCTCCTCGACGGCTGGCGTGATCGCCTTGACGAATGCTACCACGTAAGGCCCGTAGCGATCTACCAGCTGCATGACCTCGGGGCCATAGGTCAGCGCTAGGCTAACTAACTGTGCGAAGGTCATAGCGAGCACCCCGCTGCTACTGCGTTCGCCGCTGCGTCTGCCGCTGCACCGATCTGCGCTACCGCTGACGTAACTGAGGGCGGTGCCGCAGTTCCGGCGCAAATCGCTTGTGCCGCCGCAATCACGCTGGCGATCTTGGCCTGTGTCTTGCCGGTGGCCTTGGCAGCACAGGCAAGGGTCTGGGCGGTCATGGCATAGATCGGCATTCCGGCGCACAGCTTGGCAACATCACGTTCACCGGCCGCGATAGCATCGCTGATGGCCTGTAAGTTAGCGGCGAGATGCGAGCACCCCATGAGGGCGAGCAGCGCCGTGACGATAATAACCTTGCGCATGATCATCTCCTTGTGTTGCGCAGTAGTCGTTCGAGCTCGCGGACGCGGGCCCGACAGCGTGAAACCTCTGTCTGCCGGTCGATGCGTTCTGCCGGCAGGTTGTCGTAGTCCTTGATCGCCCGCATGAGTGCTCTCTCGGCTGCACGTAGCTTTACTCTGGTCTCGCGGGCGGCACTCATTGGCTATGCAGCACTGGATGGTATGTTCGATACCAGCCGCACTCTATGCAGGCGCCCAAGCCTACAATCGAGAGGATTGCAAATGCCACGACAATCTTGATCCTCATCAGGATTCCCCATCGCTCGGTGTGAAGAAACACCGAATGGAATTATCTGCCTTGCGCCGACACACCCATGAATACTCATCCCGCGATGCCTGGACCTGATTGCGTGGGATGAATTCTCCCGAGGGCAGGCGGAATCCCTCGGTCGGTAACGTGACATGCTGGGCAGGGGTGATGGCGCAATCATCCTTCCCACAGCAACTCTGTCCCGAGCCGTCCTTTGCATAGTAGCCGTGCGAGATCCAGTGATCATGCGAATATGCACAGCGGGTAAGGAGCAGAGCACCGATGAACCAGATCAAAAACAAGAATCCCACCAGTCCCAGTAGCTCAGGAATTGGCTTCGGTACTCTCATGTCTTTGGCGCCGCGATCGGTACAATCTTCACTTCCGCCGTCGACTTCACGTCCTGGGGCATATTCGCCTCTTTCGCTATAGCCGGTGGTGCGACGACTGTAACCCCCGAAATCGCCGCTACACTGGCCACTCGGGCCTTTTGTGTAGCAGACCACTTGGAGTAGAGCGACATGACGAACGCGATAATGGGCCCTGCTCCAACCATGAACTCTGTGGCGCCCTTGACCATATGATCCCAGCTGGACGCAAGGTCAGGAATCTCAACGCCGTTTATACTATGTATCCCTGCCATAGCAAGCATACCGGCGATAAAGGTTACCCCATGCCTGCCCTGGGCAAGTATCTCTGGGCTTATTGTTGGAAGTTTCATCGTCTATCCCTTTCTCCAGACATAGTGCGAAGCCCCCTGCCGATTATATCCGACCGGC